TATACTTGTGATAAGTGAACTGGCTTGTAAGGCGGTGTCTATTGCAAACTGGGCTTGTGCCGCCTCCTTCTTTTCCCGCACGGCCTTATCCCTTAATTTTTTTTGCTCGGCCAGTTCCGCTTGTGCCAGCTTAATATTTGAGGCCTTGCCCAGCTTATTAAGTTCAATCTCGTTGGCCAAGTCTTTTTGTAATTCACCCACCCGCTGGTTTCTAAAATCAACCTCTTTTTGTAGTGCGGCGATACGCTCAGCCACGGCCTTTTGAACAAGTGCCACCGATTCGTCAAGTATCTTTTTTAGTGCATCGTTGGCCTTGCCAGAATCCGCCTCGTCAAGACCCAGAAGGCCGCCGATACCTTTACCTTTCCCCGCCCCGTCAATATCTTTTGTTCCCTCAACACCAACCCCCGCCAATTGAGTTTCAATATTTGCAATCTGGGCGGCGATAGCGTCCGCCTCGGCTTGTGTTATCTGGGCGTTCGTTGTTAGTGCCAGTTCCAGCCGCCTTTTTTGGTATCTTAAATCGTTTTTTGTTCGCTCTATATTGGCGGCCTCTTTTGCCCTTGTTAATTCTTGTTCACTCGCCCCGCTTTTTATGTTTGTCTGGCGTTCAATCTCAATCCGCTTATCAAAAAGGGATTGTTCCTTTTGTATCTGAAATTCTAATTTTGCACTTTCGGCGTTAAATAATTCTTGGTCTTTTTTAATTTGTTCTTGTTTCCTTTTCTCGGCAAAATCGGTGGTAATTTTTAATAAATCAGATTGTAATTTTTCCTCGTTCTGTTTCCTTAGCTGGGCCCGTTCCTCGTCTGTTTTACCTATCGTTTCAATTTCCTTTATCCTATTCTCGGCCTCTGTTTTAGCCTTGTCTTTTTGGAATTGTTCCTCGTCTGTTATGAACTGAGATAATAAGGCACGGCGGGCCTTTAATTCCGCATCTCTAAATTGCCCTTTTATTTTTTCTATATCCTCGGCCAGAACTTTTTCAGACTGTTTTATAAAAGTGTCCGTGGCATCGCCGCCTTGTTTGGTTTTTATATATTGTTCCTCTCTTTTTTCCGCTACTTTTTCAAGGGCAATTATACGTTTTTGTAATTCGTCACGTATTAAAGAATCGCTTAAATTCTGGGCATCTATAATATTTTTTTTTCGTTGTTCCTCAGCTTTTTTATTAAAATCAATTAACCCTTTTTGTAGCCCTTGCCGCTTTATTAAAATCGCATTAATGGCAATACTCTGAGCCTTTCGTTTTGTACTTTGTTTTAAAAATTCTTCTCTTAATGCTTTTGTTTTTATATCGTTTTCCCCTCTGGCGATTTCCGATTCAGTTAAAATCCTTCGGGCCAGATTCTCGGCCTTGTTTAGTTCTTTTATTTTTTCTCTGGCAATAATCTCTTGCTCCGTTGCCACTTTTATTTTTTCTTGCAAGGCGGCGGCACCTTCCAGCCCAGTAACATCAACCGACTGTAAGGCAATTTTAAATTCTTGCTCGGTGGTGGCGGCTTGTAAACTATCTATACTATCTTGTAACTCTTTATTCTTTTTAATAATCGCCGCCGAGTTTAGCCCCAACTTTTCAGAGAAAAAACTATATGCCACGGTCGCAGCGGCGGCGGCGATAGCGAAGGCACCAAAGGGGGTTCCAGCCAGAGCGAAACCCAGCCCGCCAAGTGAACGAGTGGCAGCCCCACCAACCCCAGAAAAGCGGGATAATTGAGATATTCCACGGCCCGCCGTTCTGTTAAATTTACCCATGGAACGCCCCGTTTTTTTGACTTGATTACCCACGCCCTTAACCTTTTTACCCGTGCCCTCAACGGCGGCGCCGTAACTTTCAACCTCTGACGGTTCGAAGGCATCGGCCAGCCCCTCAGAAACGCCTTCCATGGTGCCGTTTAATTCGCCCGCTTGGTCACTTATCCCGTTTAAACTTGCCACAAGTTCCGAGTCGTCGGCGGTTATCCTTACTACAATTTCCTCGTCAGCCATTTTCGTTTTTTAATTTGTCGTTTAGTCTTTTTAATATTCTGTAAAAATCTACCACATAAAGTTTTTTTAAGTAATCTGGTTGGTAGTTCGTATTGTTTACAATTATGTCAAGACTGTTAAAAGTTGTTTCCTCGTTTAATATTAAATTATCTGTATATTTAAGGCCCTTGCCCGTCATCTTTACCTTAGTGTATCGCTCTGTTTTTTGAACCCGTTTAGACCTTAAAAAAGTGCCTAATTTAATTCTAAAATCTTTTGCAATTCCCTCGATGATGCCAGAGCCAAGCCGAAAAAATCCACGGCGTTTAAATTCTCTTTTACCCAGTCGTCAATTTTCTCGTCGGCAAGGTCAAAATTCCACGTACTTAAATCCTCGCCCTCGCGGATTATAAACAGAGTACAAATGTAATAAGCGGCTGGGTATCGGCTTGTTAATTCGCCCTTAAAAGAATCAAGATTATTCATACAATCCCGCAAAAGTGAATCCATATTTTTTTGCCAGTCGTCGCCCGTCGCTTGCATCAATCTTATCACGGTATTCCAAGTTAAGGTGAAACGTTCCTTTACGCTTGTCGGGGTCTGGTTCAATGCGAATGCCGTTTCTATATTGTTATACGCAACTTGTCTATCAATGTTAAAAACCTTATCCGCTGGCAGTACTTTATATAGTACGCCGTTGGCCTTAAATTCGGTTTCAAACTTGCCGTCCACTAATAAGCTTCGAGGGGCGTTTATCGCCTTTAGTTTTAACATTGTTTTATCAAATTGTTCTTGTATTTTGTCAGCCATAATTTACCTATTTTTTTGCTAATTTATTTATACGGTATTATTATTAATTTATCTATGATGCCCACCAGTACAAAAGTACAAAGCGGGGCGGTGAATATATACAAAAGTGACCACGGGCCGAGTGCTGAGTTAAAACAAACCACCGCCATAATTGACAACCACCCAGCAACGCAATAACTACAATTTAAGGGCCGTTCAAAATATCTTGGATAGTACTTAGGTAGCCAGTCCAAAAGGCCATAATTAGCCGTTAATTTTTCGACAAAAGACCAGCCGCAGCAAGCCGATACAATACAGATTTTTATAAAGAGTAGTTCCATGATTTTAAAGTATTGGGGCCGCCCACTCTGGGCCGTCCATTATTGGTAAAATTTCGGCGTGAGAATACTCCGTATATTGTGATAATTGCGGGTGTTGTTCGTGGTCGTCGTGGTGTAACTTTATAACCAGTTGAACGCCGTTTAAACTATATCTTTGTGTCGTTGGCAACCCTACCGTAAAGGTTAAAATTTCGGCCTTATTAGGGTCGTTGTCGCTTATTGTATAATATCTATTATTGTGGGCCATAATTTAATGTTTAAGGGCAATCGTTTTGTAAATCTATTTGTTCGCTATTTATAGAGGTGTAACCCGTTGTAATTCCCGAATCGTCGGGTATATCGTAGCCCGTGCCGTTCCACGTTGCACAATTTAAGGCAGTATTAACTATTATATTTGTATTGTTTACGGGTATACTTTTAATTTTTCCCCCGTTATACTCCTCTAAAATTTCAGCCGCTGAAAGTTCTGTTTTCCACATACGGGCGCTTGCTAAATTGCCGTTTGTAATTTGTCCGAGTAGTAAAGGCTCTGTATTTTGGAAAGTTCCCGTTACGGAATTTGGTGCTCCCGTAACCACTTCAGAAATACCGTTCACATATAGTTTCATTCCTTGGAGTGTATTACTGCCATCATAAGTGGCTGCCAAGTGATACCATTGCCCCGTTGTTATTATTGTAGTTCCATTTGATAAAATTTGATTTGGTGCCGATGATGCGTGTTTTAAAAACAGTCCTATCTTACTATTATTAACTCTAAGTTGCCACCCTTTAGGGGTTGGATTAAATTTAGAAACTAAAGCCATATTTAAAGAAATTGTATCAAATTTTACCCACGTAGAAACAGAAAATGCAGTATCAAAATCTTGATTGAACGCAGCATTATTTGTACAATCAATGTACTCGTTTACGCCGTCTAAATTAAGACTTTTACAAGTTACGGGGCCACTATTTGGACAATCTAAAGGTAACAGACAAGGCCACGTTCCGCCCTTGGATAAACATTGCTCAAGAGTAAATTGTACATCAATAGCAAAAAAATCAAACGGGTATAAATAGTAGTTTTTTAGTTTGTTGTAATCGTACTTTCCAAAGATTGTGTTTATATCTTGGTTGACCATTCGGAGCGGCTCAATCCATAACAAGTCACCGTCATAAATACCGCCCGTAATTTTGCCTTTTGTCGTTATTTCCTTTTCCAGAATAGGCAGCACTAAAATAGAATCAGTACAATTATCAATCCCCAGCTTGGCAAGGTTGAGCCAGACAACGAGGCGGGCGGTCCCCTTGAATTTTTTACGGTAAAAATCACGGGTTTTTGTCATGCCGCCGTTAGTCATTGGGCTTACCATTTCCCAGTAAATTACGCTCTTTTTTGTGTCGTCTGGTACAAGGTTTTGATATATCCCAACGTTGGCACAATCCACGCCCGTAACATTGCACGCCAGCGGGTACCGTTTTACTATTCCCGTTTCGGTTCCGTTGCCCTCAGCAATGTTAATGGTTCGTACTATCCCAGCGTATCTATCCACAAAATCAAGGGTCTGGATTTTGGGGCTTAAAATAGTGTCAATTAAGTATTTTATTTTCATTATAAAAATCTGTTTATAGTTCCAAAAATCCTTTCACGGTTGGCCTCGAATGCAAATTCCACTTCCTCTTCATTGGCCTCTATTATATTGCCGTATCTGGGCTCTTGCCATGCCAAAATATCTTGACTTCTGGCGTCTTGCCCGCCTATTGTTACCGTTGTACTTTCGGCCCCGTTTTGTACTTGTACCACGCCCGTACTTTTCCACATATCGCCAGTAAAAGAAAAATTAATATCACCAGAATCACGGTTGTTAAGTTCCCGAAACTCGGCGTAACTTATAAACCAATCCCCCGCCCGTATCTCGTCCTCGGCCCCGTCAACTATTGACTTGCCGTAAAAATACCATTGAGGTAATAAGGCTTGTGAGTACTGGCCAAAGGGCGAGCCGTCGGCATCTATTTTTTCGTCTGATACTCTGGTTCTTACTTGCTTCATTATCTCGCTCGCAATCTGAATAGTATCGTCCTCACGGCGGGCGTTTAGTTCCTCAGTTATCAACTTTAATTTTACGGCGAAATCTAAAAAACTCATAATACAAAATTTAAATTTAACAACAATCTTTACATAAAAATTCCTCGCTCCAGAGGCTTAAAAATTGGGTGCCCGTGGCTGAGTCTGTTAATATCATATTTATTACATAGCGCCCCTCTGGGGCTGGTACAATTAATGTAGGGGAATCGTCCGTTTGCCATACTGTTTTGGCCACCCCGTTAACCGTTATACCCGTACTTTGTGGCGTTCCTATCGGTGGGAAAAATGTAGCCGTAAAAACGTTATTCCCCGCCGTCTTGAGATACTGGAAAGTGTTAACCGTATCATAAAGGGCGGGGACAAAAAGTTGAAAGGTTGGTATCTTGTTTGGTGGCACCGTCCAGAGCCCAGAGGGGGCATTAAAACCCTCGTTCATAAAACTAAAGATATAGTTCTGGTTATCATAGAATGGTAGGCCGCCCCCTTGGTGGCTTGCCGTGCATCTGTTTAGTATGTTTATACTACTCATTAGTACATAATATTTAAGGTCATGAATCCCGTTGCTGGGTTAAAACTGGCGCTTTGTAGCTGGCCCTCTGTAAAGTTGTTTCCTATAAATCTACTATAGGGGGCAAAGAAAAAGAAACAACACAAAGGTATCTCAATTTCTTGTAATTTTTTTATAGGTTTCAGCTTACTAAAAGCCGTATTTATAAAGTTCATTTCCCCCTCTGGGAACGGTCTATAAAACTTAAAGAATTTATCTTGTAGGTTCGCCATTCCTTGGGGCATATTTGGCCTATAATCGCCCGTAATAGCGCCCAGCTCGGAACGTGCGCCGCTTGGGTCGGTGTTGCCCAGAGGGGCCAAAGAATCGGGCGTTATTGTAACTATCCCGTCGTTTGGGTACTGGTCTGGGTCATTAATTATACTTTCAACCTCACTATAAAATTTTGATGTATTGTAAGCCTTCACCCCCTCGGCACAATCGTTATTATAAACAATATCAATGCCCGTGAAATCAATACTCAAATCAAGGCTTGGGAATTCCTCAGCTTTTGGAATGTCTGAATTATCATATTCATATTCATTTTTAAGGTTTGTATATTTGCCGTTCTGTATTGCCGTTAAGTCTGTTACCCCTTGGTTATTTAGGTCGTTGTAATGTTCAATAATTAGCCGTTTTGTTCCCTCGTCCACCCGCCAAAAACAATTTAGTTTTGCACTTATATAACTTTCTAATAATTCTTTTAAAGTAATATTTTCAACCGTGGCGGGCTCGGTGGCTGCTGGGTCTTTTACATCGGTTATCGAATGTAATTGTATGCCCTCGGTACTACTCGGATTCTTGCCAGTTACGGGGTTCGTTAGCTGAGTTAAAAAGTTACTTTGTATGTCAAGTTCTGGGCACAATTTATTCAATCCTAAATTTAAAACATCTACCAAGGGCCGCCCGTTATTTAGATTAATTATTGTACTGCTTATTGTGTTCTGGTCTATCCATATACTGATACTTCCCGTTGGGAATTCAAATGTTTCTAATAGTATCCAATCCTCATTCGCTGGGCCGACTGGCGGGGCGGGCGGGGTGCATCCCAGAATAGGACATACGGTTGTAAATGTTACCAGTGAACAACTGGCGGGGTCTTGAAACTGGTTTGGTTTTCGGTACCACGTCGAAAGGTTTTTCCCCTCGCAATTATCATACAATAAAGCCCAGCCCGTGCCCGCTGGGGGTTGTATTTCGCCGCCTTGGCAGTACGTTGTTACAAGTTCACGAACCCACAACCCGTAAGGCGTTGTGATACTGGCGCCAAGACATAAAACAACATCACCAAAAAAGGCCTTTACTGAATTTAATGGCGTTAAATTGGGGTCAATTGCGTACTCATATCGGCTTATATCCTCGGCATAATCAGAACCTACCACCGTACTTGTTTCTAAAATATTAAATTTTCTATCGTAATTATCTGTAAGGCATTTATAAAAACTATCTTGGTTCGGGCTTACATCAACTTGCTTTTTATCTGGCATGAATTTACAATCCCTCACGGTAAAATATCCGTACCAGATTACAAATGTACCCTCGCCACAAAACTCTTTAATTTCGAGCGTAATTTTTTGACATTCTGAGTTTAAAAGTATGTAATCATAAGCGGCATTTTTAAAGTTTATTGAGCCGTTTAATTTCTTTACGTATTGGTAGGAACCCGACTCTTGGACTAAGTTAATATCCAGAGTGAAACCGCCCGTATTGGTGGGCTGGTACTCGGTGCCGTTAAGATAGTATTTATAAATAGTACTCATTATATTTTATCAAATTTTGAGCGTTCCATATTCGGGTCTACTCGTCGGGCCAGAGGCCAAGAAACCCAATCAAAATCGTGGCGGCAATTCCACCCGCCCATGTCAATCAAAATATTATTATTTTCTTTTCTACCTTGCCAGTCGGCGGGCGTATGGTTCCAGCTTAAAATAGTTTCACGGTTGTAAATATTCCCGCTCCGCTCACTACAAAAAACCCTTGTTGTTTTTATCTGGCCACCAGCATAATAGGCATAATTTAAATTTAACTCTTTACTGAATTGCTCGTCTAAACTTCTGGAATATCCTTGAAATTCGTCGTATCCGTTCTTGTAGTGGTATGATGTAAGGCCGCCCAGCTTGTCACCTTTGCCCTTTATCTGGTCGGTTAAAAGGGCACTTAAATCCGTTGTCCTTGTTTCTGTAATAATATTGTTCCTTATTGTTTGTTGTAAGCCCCTCACTACCTCGTTATTATCAAAAAGTTCGTCCACAAAACCGTTCGTAATCGTTTGGCCTCGGCCAATTATTCTACTTTGTGCCGCTGGTGTTGGCTCAAACGGGCCGTAATATCTACTGGAATGCTTGTTTACGCCCTCAAATTGTTTCTCGTAGTATTCGAATAGGGCAAAGTTTACAACCTCCTTAATGAACCGTTTTAACCCGCTTGCCTTGTTTATCTTTTTAAGGTTGGCCGCTGAGTTAATTACCCTATTGTTTCGTATCTGTAAACTTGGTATAAAAGTACGTAAAACATACGAATTTAATTTACGTTCTTGTGTTCTTGTCTTTGCCATCAAACCAGCCTCGGCGGCCCTCAAAAATGAAGAGCGCCCCCGTGCAATTTTCTTTAGGTCTGTTATATTTGGCAACATATTTTATTCCGTTTCGGTTTCGTCATCGGGCATATTAAAACCCCTTATTTCACGTATTGAGTTCTGAGATACGGCCACGGCTGCAAGGTTCTCGGCCCGTTGTTTTATTATCTGTTTCTGGCGGTTGTAGTCAAGTAATAGAAACGCTGGTTCGTTGGCTACAATGTCCTCGGTTATCTCTTTAAAATTTAATAGTAAGGCTTTTTGTGGGCTGGAGTCTGGCAGCGATAAAACGATGTTTTGTTTTAACTCTGGGGTCAAACTACTGAACGGTTCAAATTTCCTCATGGCATTGTAAACACTCATATAACTTGAATCGGTTCGATTCTGTTTTACTACTATTCTTTTGTTGATGTTTTCGATTACCTCTGGGCTGGCGCCCGCCTCCTTTGCCAGCTTCAAAAGTTGTATTAAATAATCCTCGCTTTCAAGGTCATATTCATTCGTATAAAGCAACTTAGTTTCAATATCTGTTATCCCTAAACTCTGGGCCATTATATCCACCGTAAAGGTAAACATTTTAGCGGGTGATTTTGTGAAGTCGAACATTGAGTCTTGGGCGGTATCATAGTAGTTTGTTATCTGGGTGGCCGTTGCCATTCCGCTTTGCTGGTGGCTGATGTCAACACCAAAAACGGCTTCGGTAATTTTGGGGGTGTACTCGCTCACATCCTCTTTTTGTTGCTTAACAATATCGAAAGGTATATCCACATAAAAGACAAAATCTTTTGGGCTTATTGTTATGTTCTCGCCGTCCTCGGTTGGTAGTTGTACCTCTATTACATCTTGGCTTGATGTATGAACTTTTTTGCCCGTGCCAGAACAAGAGGGGCACGTACTTTTCGACGGGTGCATCGTTCCCCCTTGGCATATACTATGTGAATCGTCTTGGTAATCGCACGGCGTGTAGTATTGTATCTTTTGTAAAAAGGCGTGTAAGGTTAAACTTAAATCGTATTCGCTCCCACGGTTAACAAGTTGTCTGTATTCCTCGGTTGCACTATCCCAAAAACTTACGTAAGTGTCCTTGTCTGTTTTCTTATCGAAATTATAACCGATTCGGGTTACTGGCACCGTGCCCGTTTCTGAGGGCTCAAACATTACAAGATAGGTTTTATTATCTATGTTTTCGGCCTCACCCAAGTAGCCATCCTCGTCCGTAAACTGGTCGTAAAAGTGCGAATATTTTTGTACCGCTGGATTCAATTCAATTGCCGTTTGTAGGCCCTCAGAACTGAAACAATAAAAGATATTTATTACCTTTTCGTGAGTACTTTTATCCTTCTGGTACCGTACCGTTTCGGTTAACTGAGTGCAACAATATTTCACCCGCCCTTTATCAATCTCGTAATCCAGCACCTCAGAACTTTTAAATACGAACGGGTCGAAATTATCCACCTCGTCGGTTCTGGTATGTTGTACCCAGTAAAAGGCGTTCGGGTCTATGTTATTATAAAACAAGGCCGATTCTTCGCACCAAGTCAATAATGTTTGCCCATCCTCGCCGTAATCGTTTGTATATTGGCCTATTTTTGAACTTTCGGCCTCGTCGGTGTGCGATATATCAAAAGCTAATTTATCAGCCCGAAAAACCCGTTTAAAAAAGCCCTCTATTTTTCCCGCTATACTTTTTGTTCTGTTTTGTGTTATCCGTACCCGTTGTTCTTTTTGCTGGTCGGTTTCTCTGGGCTTATAATTTACTATTAATTCCCCGTAACCCGTGCCCGTCACAATCTGGTCGTAAAAGTGGCTGAGTTGTACAGTATATTCATAGTACTTATGCTTGTAGCCTTTTATAACTTGTTTTAATTTACTGTTCATTTTTTAACGTATAAATTATGTATAAACATAATGAAATTTTAAATGTATATATTATCAAAATACCGTTTATCACTTTTTCATAGATTTTTTACCGTTACAATTCCAAAGCATACGGGCAAAATCATTTGGCGTGGCTCCGCTTTGTGTTGTCTTTATTCCCGCACTTCTGGCACAATAGGAGTTGCCCCGCTTGGTGCCCGCTCCAGCCTTGTAACCCTTAGCCCCAAACTGTAAAGTTTTGCCCGTGCCGTTTACTGGTGTGGCTTTGTACTTTTTACCCTTGTTGGTGCCCGCTCCTATCCTATATTTTTTTCCTTTTACAGTAACAATATTCCCTATTTTTATTCTACTTTTTGCCATGATTTTACTTTTTAATTTTTGCCAGATAGCCCGTACTTTTTGGGTGACATAAAAAATATTCAAACGCTTGTAACATATGGCCCCTCGCCTCAATCCCTTCTCTGTTTTTGGGCTTGGCTAATTTCCCGTTTTGGTCTTGTGTACACTCTTGTAAATCTTGTATCAGTTCCTTACATTTTGGGTCTATCAATATTCGTACTGGAAAGTTACCCGCTAAGAGTTCATTTAAAAATACTCGTCGGCCCAGCATTCCCGCCCCTATACTTCTGTATTGTGGGTTTCGGTTGGGTATTCTTTTTTGTACGTTATGGCGGGCATTTATAGATAAACCACTCAGTAAATCACTAAACAAAGTTTTTGTTTTTGTGGTGCCGCTGGTGGTACTTATCCCCGTATTATTGTTTCCGCTGGCATCGCCATATAAAAAGAAACCGTCCTCAATTTGTGGGTACTTTGATTCAAAAAATTTGCCAAGGGCTTGGGCTGAATTGTGCGGGCTTGATAGGGCAAATTGATGTATTAAAGTTATTTCCCAGTACTCAGAATAATTATTCCAAAATCCGTCCTTTATGTATTCCATCTGTATTGCTAAACCCGTCATATACGGGGCGCTATTAAAATCCACCGTATAATGTAAAGGTACAAAATTTTTATAACTTATCTCTTTTACTATACGGCCATATTTAAAACCCGTTGCATATTGAGTAGATTTATTTGGTTTGGGGTCACCTTGATAAAGGGCGTTGAACGTTCTGGGGTTGGCCTTGGCTATCGCCATGATTTTTTCCTTTGAGTGCCGTTCTGGCCAGAGGGCGGCGCCGTATTCCCTTGGGTCTTTTTCGTGGGTGGTTGTTTGTTTTATGGCCTCTAATCTCAGTACCGTCCAGCCGTCGGGCATTGTTTGTAATATCTTGCCGCAAAGGTCGTTCTTATGCCAGCGGGTCATTGTTATTAGTTGCTGGCTATCGTTATGTAAGCGGGTTAATAAAACGTTGGTATACCATTCCCATTTCCTATTCTGGTCGGTGTGCGAATTACCCTCGACGGCATCCTTAACGGGGTCGTCAATTATTGCCACATCAACAGAGGTGCCCGTTAAGGAACCACCCACGCCCACGGATTTATAAAACCCTCGGTAATCTATCGTTTCAAACATATCCGAGTTCCTAAGGTAATTCCCCTTTGAATCGTTCTTGATATGTTTGGAATTAATCTTTGTTTTCGGGAATACTTGATTGTATATTGAATCGTCTATTATTCTTTGTACATCACGGTTAAAACTGGTGGCAAGGTCTGAACTGTACGAACACCCGACAATCTTTAAAAGGGGGTTAATTCCGAGCATATAAGCGGGGAGGCGGCGGCTTGTTAGTTCACTCTTGCCGTGCTGGGGTGGCATAAAAACCATGAGTTTTTTTATCTCACCTTTGGCGAACTTTTGTAGGTACTCAGCCAGTAGGGCATGGTGCCAGTTTGTATCATAGTCCTCTTTTGTAAAGGTTACAAAGTTAAGAAATTTCCTCTTGGCTCGTTCCGCTTGTATCTGGTTGTATGATGGCCGTGAGGCTGGCAAGTTGTTCGAGTTGTTCATCTGTTAAACTTGAGAGGTCAAAACTATTGATATTTTTGTTTTCGCTTATAATCTCTTTTTTGTCAGTCTGGCCGAGTCTATTTTTACCGAGCCAAATTTGCATCGGCACGGAACCAGTAAGGGCGGTGTCGAATTGTTTTACTCTTAATAAAGAGTTTCCTTTGGCCCTTTTAGCCGCTTTAAAGTCCGCAAAGGGCAAATTGTACTCCTTTTCTACCTTCCTCGCCAGCGTATCAAAGGAAATGCCTAAAAAGGCACAAATTTCGGTTCCGTTCGCCCCCGCCATTAAGGCGTTTTCTACCTTTTTCCAATCTATATTTATTGCCATGGTTTTATGTTTTTTGTGGTATCATCAGCGAGTCGGGCCTATATATATCGGCCCCGCTTGTTGAAGGCTCCCACGTTGAAAATACTTTATTTTGTGGGGTCTTATTTATAATACCCGCACTTATATCTTTTAAAGCCTCGGAGTATAACTTAACGCCCAGCGGGCACAACTTACCCCTCCAAATTTCGGCGGCGGCTTTTTTGGGGCACATTGAAAAATATTTAGGGTCAATAAGTATAAATGTTTGCCGCTCAATATCGCCCCTATCAATCCCAGCGTTTAGCCAAAAAATTGTGCCGCCAGTTACCCGCTCCCTCATTCTTACCGCCCACTCAATCGAACTCCGCCCCCTATGTATTGGTAATAAGCTGGGATGGTACCCAAGCCAGCCGAGGCGAGGCTTGTATCTTGTAAGCCTCCCTATATAATCAAAGGAGTGGGCGGTAATCCCGACATCAACCCCGTCGGGCATTGAGGCATAATTAAGTGAGCCCGCTGGGATTACCTTTATTTTATTAAGCGAGGCGAGGCGGCCTATATAATTATCCCCAACGGGGCAGCATACGCCCACCACGTTAAACCCTAAGTTTATACACAACCTTAAAACACTCTCACCAAAGTACTTTTGCCCGCTTATAAAAACATTCATTTTTTACCAATATATTTAAACCCTTGAACCGCTCTAAAGTGGCCGCCATAACCGCTGCCAGACGAGCCAAATAACCGCTTCCCCGCTTTCCTATCTGACTTTTTTAAAGACCTATTGCTTGACTTTTTATTCTCCCCGAATAACTTCTGGCTTTTTAAAACCCACTTTTTACTCCTTTTTAAATAGGATATTAACTGCGGGTGGCTTGTGTGAAAAAGTGTTGGCAGCCTCCTACCAAGCCGCCCGCCGCCGTTTTTGTGTAACTCGCAAATAAGCTCTAAAAATTTTGTTCCAACGCCCGCCCCTTGCCACTCTGGCATAACTACGAGCCTTGTTGCTCTATACGCCGAGGCTTGGAAAAAAGGGCATACCGCCAAGTGCGAAACAAGCTCCCCGTTTACTGAGCCAATAAAGTACTCAGCCGCTGGGGGGAATGGCAAGTCTAAATAATAATGTTCTTTAAAATATTTCCAGTAAGACTGGTCGACCTTCCTAATTTCCAACTCAAATCGTGGCCGCTCCCCGATTCCGTTTTTTTTTTAAATTCACCCGTGCCCGTGTCATAAACCCAATCGGGTTGAACCCAGTCTATTATATCATAGTGGCAAGCGAGCAAAACACATTTTTTTCCCTTGTTACGCCTCCACCCCTTGGAGAACGCCATCGCCCCGATTTTTGCAATCTGCCTATCTACAACCGACGTAAACTCGTCTATTATTACCTCGTCGGCGGGGTCGGCCATTACCCTTGCAAGGCCCGCCCGAAATTGTTGCCCGTTGCTTAAAGCGTGGAACGGCCTCAGCCAGCTTGGGACGTCCCCAAGGCCGACACCAGCGAGGGCCCCCGTTACTGAGTTAAAATCCCCGCTCGGGGATATACAGTCTACTATTGGCTCGTCGCCACTCCAACCGCCGTATAAGTCGGCTATTTTGCCACCGCCAAACATAGACTTGCCTATTGATGTTTTCCCGCTCCCGCTGGGGCCAACAACGAGCCCGATTTGCCAGTCAAGCCCCTCGATAGGTATATCGGCATCAAGGTTAAACTCATTCCCACGCTCGGCGTTAAATAGGCTTTTTACCCGTTGGGCTCTGTACGTTTTATAATCCTTTGTTTTATTCCTTATTTTTATAATCACGTTACCACTATTTTACAGTTAAACCCAAGTTTTGTAAGGTCATTAAAAACCGATTCTTGCGTGCCCTCGCTATCACATATAACAATCACACCGTATTGGTCTGAGCCGCCTATTCCGTCATCATCAAAGGGGTCTTTTATGTCCTCCGCTATACTTTCAAAATCCTCCATATCCAGCCCCCAGCCTTCCAACAAGTCACTATCCCACTCATTCGCCAGCACGTCAAAATCCCAAGAGCCAAACCCGACATTATCTTTTACGATAAACTCTTTCTTTTGTTCCTCCGTTAAGTCTTTGGCGGCCTTTATCCAGTCGGCGGGCACTTCTTTATATCCCAGTTCTTTTAAGGCCTTAAATCGCATATTACCACCGAGTATAATTTTATTCTCGTCAATTACGATAGGCCTTAAAGGCATCATTTTTTCGCCAAAGGTTTTAATTGATTCCACCAGCTTAAAAAACTTATCGTCCTTGATAAGTCTGGGGTTATTGGGGTTGGGTTTTATGCTGCTTAGCTTAATTGTTTTTTGTTTGGTTGTACTCACGTTCTTGCTGGTCTAAAATTTTAATAATTTCGTTTTCTTGCTCTTTTGTTATCTGGTCAAAGATTACACCCGTCACCGTCTGGAATGTTTTTTTAATTCGTGATTCGTGGTATCTTAGGCCCCCGTTTTGTACCTCCATTTTTTGTAACATTTCCAGCGTATTAATAAAGTACTGGGCAACGTCGAAAGCTTCGAGGGGTGTTAAATTTACTTTTATATTTTTTTTCATGGCTGGGTTATAAAAAGCGGCGGGAAACAACGCCCGCCGCTAAAACATTTAAAACAACTATTCCCAAACATCACTAAAGGAATATCAAATGGAAATCAAAAAGGGCGGGGATAGATAATTAACTGATTTTCACACAAGGTTAAAAATAGATTAGTTCCCGCCCTTTAGCTTGCTAAGTTACCTATTTTCGTTAACTTTTCTTATTGCTTGCTCTATCGTACTAATCAAGTCCCAGAGTAGCCGCCCGTATGCCATGAATCTTTTGAACGGGCCCATCATTTGAATCTCTTGTACCTTTGCGACGAGGGCCGCTTGGAACTCGTTTTGTTCCTTAATTAGATTTTCGTTTATTCCCTTTAGTTCAAATATTTCGATTTCCATTTGAACAATCTTTTTATTCGCCTCGGCTAATTTCATTTCTTATTTTTTACGTGGTTTGTTATTAGTATGCCAATGTAATTTGATAGGCTCCGCCCGTCCGCCCGTGCCAGTTCTCTTAGCTGGTCAATTATTCCCTTCTGGTGGTTGGTTTCTACAAAGGTACAACTATCCCGTTTTTTGGTTTCTGTTTTGCTCATTATTCAAATGTACGACAATTTTAAAGAATATCATAATATTTTGAAAGTTGTTTTATCTTTTGTTGTGTGTTAATCTTTAAAATTTAGCCCTTTTAAGGCGTTTAATCCTTCTGGTCAATAACTTACATACAAAAACAAAAAAAGCCCCGCAAAGGGCTTAATTTTTAATCTCAACTTTATATGGCCGGCCTCTTTTGTTTTGATGTTTTAAAATTGAATTATTTATATTTTTAAATATTTTATTAAAGTCCTCAGTAAATTTCTTGGCCTCGCCAGATTCTTTAATATAAAAAAATGCTTCTACTAAAATAGATTCCGCATTTTTTAAACTCTGTATTTTGTCAATCATTTTTATAATGTTTTAACGGGGGCTATTAACCCCCGTTTGGTTTATTTTACTAAGTATCTGTAATGTGGTCTTTGTACTTCCCCGCTGGCGATTATTGTATAAGCATTAACCGTTTTTGTGCCGTCTGTTATTTGAGTGCTTATGTTCGGGTCAAAAAACGAGGTGGTCATTTTGATTTTATTTAATTCAAGCCCTTTTTTAGCTACCCTCTGGGCCAGTTTTTTAATTGAGTTATTGTAATGTTCAGTTGCCGCCAAAACTTCATTTTTTATAAATCCTTTTTTTGTGTACTTATTGGCTTTTCTTATTTCACTTTGTAATTTTTTAAGTTTTTTCGAGTCCCTATGATACCAAAACGATATTAAAGCCCTTTCGCCCCTATCATTTATACCGCTAAGGGCTTTAAATTTTCTTACTCCGTTCGGGAAGTAAACTGGGCAAATATTTTCTGTTTGTATATAACTTTCAAAACCCAGCGTTGCGCCCAATTCAAATTCATTTAATTTTGATAATTTTTTAAGTTTTGTATATTCCGCCGTGGCCCACTTTGTAATGTCATTTAAATAAGCCTTTTTTAATTCTCTGGTTTCGCTTGTTAACTTTTTAACTAAATTCATGATGTTTGTTTTTAAATGTTTTATAATATTTATGCGTTGTTGTTAAAACAAAGATATATCAAAACTCTGACATTTCAAAACATTTTGAAACATTTTAATTATTTTTTTCAAATCTTTTTTATAACTCGCTGGTAATCAGTAAAATTATTTTTAATCTTTTTTTAGAATTGTCGGTAATTGTCAATTTTTTGCACAAAAAAAGTCCCCACCGTTGCAGCACGGCGGGAACTATCCTAAAAATTTATTAACCACAAATAAATTCGATTGTTACTCAATTCAGAATAGCAAGTTTTTATAGAAAAAGTTTTATTTTAGATTATCTAAGAATTTTTTCACAGCATTAATCTCGTCAGCAGATGCTAATGGAAACCATTCACAAGTTGATACGTAAAAAGTATAACTGTCACCAGTTTTCATTTCTTCTGACATATTATATAATTCTACTGCTGAACTACCCTCTTCATCATCACCAACGTAATTTACTTTACGACTATCATCACCTCTAAGGAATAATAGGTCACCTATCTTATAACATATAGGGGCAAGTCGTTGGATTGTGTTGATTGCTTCAATGCTAATAAATTTCTGAGACTGCTCAATAGCTATCATTGAGTACAGTTCATCCAATATCGCTGATTTTATTAAATCAAAATCAAATGATGTTCCAATGACTTCTTCAAAAGCTTCGATAGATTTTGGATTGTTTTTGATAGCTTCTAAGGAGCGCAATAGTTCTTTTAAAAAATTCTCTTTTTTCATCTTATATTGTTTTATTTGGTTAATTGTTTTAAATCATATGGACTTGCATCTAATCCGTAGTCGCAAGTATATCCAACTGCCTCCAACTCTTCTACCAATTGGGCACAATTCTCATAATCGTTACAATATACAAAAAGGGCGGCCTTTATTAAGTTTTACGATTAATAAAAAATTTAAATGCCAGTTTAAAATATACCGCCCTTGTAATATTCCCCCGCCGATATGCGAGCGGCGAGGGCAAGTGTAACCCCTTACACTTTTTTTCTTGGTGGCTGGTCGTATAGTGCTGCACAAATCGCCGTGGCTTGTTTCAATGTTTTGGCGTTGCCCTCTGACATGAGCACGGGAATACAACGGGCCAAAAACTTAACTTTCTTTTCCTTTTTTCTGGGCTCTGGCATAATTTAAAATTCTGGTGTAAATTCGGTTCTTGTATTGTCTGGCTCTGGCGGGTCAATGATTTTTTCTATATCGCCCCTATTGATAAAATGTAGGGCCTCCAGAGCCCTTTTATATTGTAGCCTTATAATCTCTTTCAAAAAATCGTTTTCGCTCTGTAATCGCCTTATTTTTGCCTTGTCGGTTTCCTTTTCCATATCTTAAAAT